TGACAGTTCTTCACCAAAACTGTGGTGTTCAAAGTCGGATGCGTTAGAGCCGACTTCTAGCTGGACTCCGGTAATTAAAATTTCATTACTTGTTGATGAACCAACATTAATTGTTTGACCAACTGCATAGTTTGCTGTTGTTACAGATTCCCAAGTAGATGGTAAAGTTCCTGATGTAACATCTGAACCTGCTTGTAAAAACATCCAAAACTGCATAGAACTTGCATTGTCATTATCAAAAGCACCAGTTGTATCAGCAGGATATGTTAATATTTTCTTTTCCCAAGTGTTAGCTGAATCTATAGTATAAGACTTTGCAACGTATCTTGCATTGTCTTGGTCATAAAATCCAACAATAGCAGTTCCTGTAAGATTACTTTTTATGTAAAAAGAAAATGTCATAGTTTCTGCATCAGCCGTTCCTTTTTTTAGCCGTTGTAAATCTTGACCTTCAAAACTATATATAATCCTTGTCATTTCATTTGCCGCTAAAGCACTTTCAGCAGTTGTGCAATCAATTTTCATAGAGTTTCCAAAGCCATTTGGAGCATTAGAATCTTGCGATATTGTGTAAACACCTTCTGGTGAGCCACTTTCAGCAAATTTAAATCTATCTAAATAGTAAGCACTATCACCATTACCAACACCAGTAAAACTCGTACCCCGCTGTGCCACCTGCATAGCACCGTTAATGATAAGATTTCTCCTACCATTTACAAAACCTAATCCTTCGGGTCTTACTGTTGTCAGTGCCATGCTAGTTTATCCTTATGCGTAAGGGCTATCGCCAAGTACGTCTGTATCCCAAGCTGCCTTGAGTGCTGCAATGTCAGCAGCGTTAGTGATTGCAGAAGCTGCAGGTGCATCACGCAGTGCTGCTTTCTTTGTTACTGACGCTGCCTTTGCAGATGAGTCATCAGCTTCAAGTGCCTTCATGTACACAACATCCTCTGCCTCTAGCAGTGGACCACGTACTTCACGGATTTTATCTTGAAAGATTGTTTTGGCTGCTGTCATGTCTTCTGTTATGACTGTGCCACTCAATGACCATGCACCACGGAAGTGACGGTCAGCAGGGACAGTTGCAGTTGAAGCATCAATCTGATTCCCGTCCTTGTCTACGATGTATGTTTGTGCCATTAGGTTTCTCCTCTTAGGCTGCTAAATCGGTGACGCTAAGTTCTTCAGTAATCTTCCAAGCATTGCGCCACTCACGTGAGCCGGGAAGCTGTTCTTTGCGGCAGATAACCATCTTTGGTTTGTTGCCTTGATTCCAGTTCTGCCATACAGATGCAGGGCAGTCTTTCATAATTAGGTATTCAATAGCTTGTTCTTCGGTTAGAGCATCAATAGGCTTGGTGTCATGTAACAGGTAGCCACGAGTATGCTTCTTAAAGTCTGGTTGTGCTTCATCTTTTGCTAGTTCCCAATACACTTCAACAGGAGGCAAGATACCGCCCTGCAACGCACACGCCATCCAGTTAGGGTCAGGAACCAGTATCTTTGCACACTCATCTACGCTGTCCTCATACACTACGCGATAGTCAGACTGATGACCTTCTAGGTTTTCCTTTGCCCAGCATAGTCGGTCAAATAGGTGTGTGCCTTGAAACTCTGGTGTCTGCATTATGCGAGGTCTCCAGTTGCGGAACCATATACTCTATCACTATCTTCCGCTACACCACTACTATTGAATGTGCCGATATGAAGTTCAGTAGAAGTGTTGTCAGCGTTGTTACGCCTGTCATTATTACTAGACATTGCAGTGCAACAAAAATTCACGCTATTCATTGCGCTTGTGAAATTCAATGAATAGTCTCCTGTTCCATCATCATCTAAACTGCTAACATTAAAACTGTCATTTAGTGAAACAGTACCTGAGCCATTAAAATCTGCCCACACTTTAGCACTACCATTAACAACGTACTGCGTATCCAGCGAACCTGCGGTGCTGTGTTCTAGGGTATCTGCTTTGATTTTTCCTAGTGCCATTATTCAGCCTCCAATGCGGTGATACGCGCTTCAAGAGCATCGTTCTTTGCGGATAATTCTTGTATGGCTTTAACCAACACAGGAACTAATCTTTCTCTTGATACAGATAATATTTTATCATCATCACTTTCAGAGTATGAGACAGCAGATGGAAAAGCTGTTTGTAACTCTTGTGCAACAAATCCTGCTTCAATTGTTTCTGTAGGATTCCTTCTATAAGCAAAGTCACGAATTCTCATAGCATTTACAGAAGTTAGTCCACTTACTGTTGTGTCAACTATGTCTTGTTTTAGCCTTTCATCAGAAGTATCCGTAAGTTGAAAAGTCCCACTTACTGACCTGAGTTGTCCAGTTTCAGACCCATCTCCATCATAGGCCGCAAAGAATATATTAGTACCAGAACCATCATCTGTTCCTGTTTGAACAAAAATACCTAGTCTGTTTGTACTATTACCATCATTATAAAATCGTGCTACGAAATCTGCCGCATCGGAAGCCACATGCAAACTGGAAGCGGGGGATGAAGTGCCAATGCCCAGTTTGCCTGCCGATGTGATACGCATTGTTTCGTCTGTCGCAGAACCATCAGTTTTCTTAAAAATGATTTCACCATCAGCACTGCCATCTCTAGCTGTCACAATAAGCGCACCGCTAGTTGCTTGAATTGTCGCAATATCGTTTGTGCCTGATGAGTCAGTCATAGTGATTGTTGGGTCATCACTGGTCATTGTGATGTCAGACGAAAAAGCAACCTTACCAGTGCCATCAGGGTCAATCGTGATGTTGTTGTTACTAGCAAGACTGCTGATTTTATTTGTCTTTACTTCACTCATGCTAGGTCTCCGTGAATTGATTCAAATAAATATGTAGCATCGTTAATAGAAGAACCAACAAGAAGTGTATTAACGGAAAAATTACTAGCCGCTAAAGCACCGCCGTTTTTAGGGACACGAACTTCATTATTGCTAGTGTCGCCCCCTTGCGAACAAGTAACTGTGTAGTTTGCACTCGACATACTATTAGTAAAGTTAGTTGTGTAATCGCCTGTGGTATTGTCGGCAACACTTGATACATTAAAGCTATAACGAACACTATTTGTCGCTGTACCTTTATAATTCAACGAAGCCTTCGCCGCACTCTGCTTAGTCAGTGTAACCGCACCGCCGCCTGTGCTTTGTATGGTATCTGCCTTTAACGTACTCATAGCGTCACCAATGTTCCACCGCTTTCAACGGTTAATGTAACACCACTAGCCACAGTAAACGGACCAGTTACGTTGGCGTTTTCTGTAGCAAGGATGGTTGTATTTGCTGTAAGGGATTGTGCGTTGGTACGGAACAAACCACCTGCCTTAAAGTTGCCTTTGTTCTCAGCGGCTGGTGTAATCGTACCCGCTTGTGGGGCAAGGTAATTCACAAAGATATTACCAGTGCCAGAGGAAGGGGCGGCAGTAAATGTCAGTGTAGTGCCATCAGGAATAGTGTAGGCGGCAGTGTCTTGTACAACACCGTCAACTGACACCAGAACATCTTGCACAGAAGATACTGTAGTAGTCAGTGTAAATGTGGTATCGCTACCGTCACCATTGAAGCGTTGTACTGCTTTAGTGGCTTGATAACTACCCGGAACTTTTTGACCAATATACGGCATACTTTATTCCTTATGAACTAATAGTATCGACTACGGAAACCCAAACATCTGCGCTGCTTGCGGTATCACTCTGTACCTTGAGTACATCACTTGCTTGCATTACAACCTTTGCACCGCCATCTAGTACCTGCAAGGCCGAACCTACAGGGATAGGTGCATCTTTAATAATGTAGTGGTCGTTAGACCCATCATTAATAAACACATCCATTAGAATCTGTGTTGTTGTAACATTAGCAATATTGATACCAATAAGTGCATCATCGGAGTTAGCTGTACGTAAGGTTACTGCGCTTGTACCAACATTCCTTGCAATGTTTCTTTCAAAATCCTGTGCCATTTCATCTCCTAATTAAGATAAGTATAATTATACCATACTTTTACTTGTTTGTCAAGTGCTAAAGTGCAATTGCCATAGCTACTGCAAAGCCAGCAGTTGCACCTGTTGCTGGTAGATTAGTCAACTGCGAACCATCTACTCCCGGTAGTCTAGCAGAACCATCTAGCTGTACTGCATTATTAGCAGATGTACCTGCTGTTAATACTGCAGCAGAACCTAGTCCTAGTGATGTACGTGCAGTACCTGCAGTTTCTAATACAAAGTTAGAACCGTCTCCTACAATAAAGCCACCGTTAGTTACAGCTAGTCCAGCTACGTCTTGAAGCTGTGCATCTAGTCTTGCATTAGCTACTGTACCAGTAAGCTGTGATGCATCAATGCTTTTGTTAGTAAGTGTTTGTGTACCAGACAGTGTAGCTACTGTAGCATCAATAGTAATCTCATCAGCATTAGCAGTAATACCTGTACCACCGATAACATTAAGAGTAACATCACCTGATGTACCACCACCTGTCATACCTGAACCAGCTACTACAGAAGTAATATCACCTACTGGTACTGTAGCTACTTGTGCATCTACGTATGCTTTAATTGATTGTTGTGTAGCTAAGTGGTCAGCACTATTAGAAGACATATTATCTTCATCTTTAATTGAAGTTCCACTTATTGTACTATTCAGCACTGGACTTGTCAAGGTTTTATTTGTTAAAGTTTGTGACCCTGTTAGTGTAGCTACAGTACTGTCAATAGCCACAGTCATTGTCTGTGCTGAACCTGTGGTGTCAATACCTGTACCACCAGTGAATGTTAGTGACTGACTGTCAAGGTCTACACTCTGTGCGCCACCACTGTCACCTGAGAAGTCAAAGTCTTGTGCAGTTACCTGTGCATCTACGTAAGTCTTAATAGCTTTAGCAGATGCCAGTGTCGTATCTGTAGCAGCTACGCTAGTCAGGTCAGTATCAAGTACACCAGACTTGAGGTTATCTACTTCGATGTTAGATACAGTGTTATTGTCTACGTCAATAGTTTTATTTGTAAGAGACTGTGACCCTGTAAGAGTTGCTACGGTGCTATCAATAGCAAAAGTAACAGCATTACCAGAACCAGAAGTATCAATACCTGTGCCACCTGTAAGCGTAAAAGTCTCGCTGTCAAGGTCGATAGATAAGGCTCCACCTGAGTCTGCTTGGAAGTCGAGGTCTTGCGCGGTAACTTGGGCATCTACATAAGCCTTAATTGATTGCTGAGTAGCAAGTTTAGTGGCACTGTTAGATGCCATGTTGTCTTCGTCTTTGATGCCTGTAACGGTAGCACCGTCACCTGCAATGTT